ACCTGAGTAGCTGACGGGTGTTAACAAAGCCACTTGTTAATCTGACCTCCCTAAAGAGAATCGTTTTACCATATCCCGAATGCTCGGGGGGAAGGATTTAGTTTGCGCTACATATCGCACATGCTATTCCGAGCATGAGTCAATTAAGATTAATGTGTTAATTAACTGAAAACACAACCCACATATCGAGTTTTCTCAGGCGGTTAAACTTGAGAAACCTGGCGGCAATCCCCAAATCGAAGCAGTAACATTTAAGTTAATAGCAGCCGTTCCATAGGAAGACCATACAAATGAAGGGTTGTTAGCAGAGGACGTAACAACACACCAAACTTGCACAACCGAAAACGTGTTGACTGCAGTCACAGGCACAATAGTAGAAGTGCTGGCGCAGTTAACAGCGTTGATAAACGGAGCAGAAAACGCAGTATATGGTGAGAACGATGAGTACTCAAACATAAACCTAGTTCCTACAGGCAAAACTGGTAAAGTGAATTGTGTCCCACTAGCAACCTGAGTCACGGTGGTAACCAAATTTGAAGCTGGTGTAACAACTGGAAAGAGAAAAGGCGAACCACTCGAAACAGCCACACCTGAAGCATTCCAAAAAGTATTGGGCAATGGAGTAAGGATCGATTTCTTATAAAAAGAAATGTCATAAGATATCCACAGCTCACCAAGGTTGGTTGATGCCAAAGGCGTACCAACGGTGGCTAATTGAAAATTACCAAGGGTGGAGAAGTTTGGAGGGGACGTAGTAGATGAATTGGTATAGAGCAGCTTCGTAGGCCGCTCCTCCAATGCACATTCTATGCCATGCATTGCTGAATCGCTGCACCTGATAGAGTTGGCGTAATCGGCGTTTTCCATAACCACCTTAGTAGAAAATGCAGAATCAAGCACGTTATAAGTAGTCGCCATAACGACTGTACCGAGAGCTTGGTTCGTAGCAAAATTGGAACTAGTAGAGACGAATTCAAACACAATACCGTGAGGCTCCCACTGATCAAACAAATAAGCCATCCTCGAAAGAAATGGAAAAGTGCCTGAATTAGTAGGAATAATCGGGTAAGTAGTGTTTTGAAACGCCCCTGGGGTGGAAGAGGAGATAATATCTCCGAGGAATTCGCGTTCACGCACTCGCACCGCATGGCTCGACTTAGAACCCGAAAAAGTGGGCACGATTTCCGTGGGAGCACTTGTTCCCGGCATAAGTGAATTAGTTTTAATATCATAATCACCGCAGCCGAGTAAACGGGAAAAAGCTGAGCCAATAGTGGCGCCAGGTAATGGCCCAGCACCAAAGTAAGTGGAAAGGCCAGAGCCAGCGAGAGGAGCAACAGTACGTACAAAATCGTTGAAAGACGAGTTTGAAACGGGATGAGGCTCCTTAGCTTTGCGTTGTTTCGTTGAGGGGGGGGGTGCCGCTGCCACCACAGGCCTAGCTTTGGGCTGAGCCTTGATAGCATGCGACATAGGGGTGCCAATATGGGGGACATTGGACTTCTTTTTGCTTGTTTTAGTTTTTGAATTTGTCATTTAAAATTGCAGATTTGTCTCCTACCCAACCACACTGGGAGACACACCTTAACAAGAAAGGCAGCTTAGGAGAATTGCGCATTTGGTCTCTAAATTGCAACAAAAACATATCACTATACTTTTGATTAACCAATTTATAAGTAGTTTTCACCCAATTGACAGGTATTGCTATCTGTCCAGGTTGGAAAAGGTGAGAACAAAACTCAAACACGCCATTTACACATGGTTGATTGAATTTGAGGCGCACCCCGATTTTAAGGTATTTCTCCTTAGCATCTTCTTGGTACGTCTCCAAACAATCATCTCCCATAGCTGCGGCAAACTCGGCGCCGATCATATAAGCTGACATTATTCGCATACGCGAATTGGTCGAACTAGTTAATCGAGAACCTGATTTCATGACGCCTTGGAACGGGAAGGTGTACATATGACCACTAGATAACATATAGACAGAATTACTCATGCAATGCAAGAGATTCTTAAGTACACGATGAAATACGGACCCTATGCTACTCCCATTAAGGAGGCATCGGGCGCGTAATTCAATATCATAGTGCCATTGTTGAACACACCAATCCCAACCAGACGCGTCACTAAAGCCAATCGAATCAAGAACGAATTGAAGAGATCCATAGAATTTCTCTAATTGTTCATCCGAAGATAAGCCTACACCGGGTTTGGACGGGCAAGTCAGCCAATTTTCAAGTTCTACGTCGTTTTGGAACCCGCAAACTAAAACCTCAAGGATCTCTGTTATGCAGGAAACGGACATAATAATTCTTAAACGACCCTCTTCTATCTTATCGACAGAATGAGGCTCATTCTTAATAAAAACTCGCACGGGATCCGTGGCACCTAATTGAACCAATTCAACAGGAGAAAGAGTAGTCAAGTCAGTATTTCGATATAATTCTAACCTATATTGAACTATTTCGATAACTTCATTTCTAAACAACTTTTTCACATCTTTCTTGGTTGTACAAAAATATGCAAACGGGACACCGGGGCCAGAAGTATCGTTAAGAGAGTCTAGCACATCTAAGATTTCATCGTTAGGGATGTAATCAAGATATGGAGATTCGGACTTTGGATAATTAGCCACTACTTTACGGAGGACTCGGTCAAAATCTTCCTCCGAAGGGGCAGGGACATCAAAACGTTTTCCACTCTGTATTTTCATACTGGCGTATTCTCGCATTGGTCCCCGTCCCGGCCACTTTACGTGGCTGAACTCTGGGAACTGCTCTTTAAGGCTTCCAGCTGCTTGGCTCTCCGTCTTTGGTTCTTTGTCAAAACCATTTGGAACGCTGGTTCCTTTTCCAACGAAATAGGGGGAATTGGGATCTGAGGCAGAGGCTGTAGTGTAGTTCCAATCATAATTGGCAACTGCTCTAACCCACTTTCCTGCTGGTCCTTCTTCTTTATAGTCTCTAAGGGTGCTTTTTCCAAAGTCGGCTCGCACCTTTGCTGACCCAATGAGAAATCCACTTTCTTGGAAGGAACGCCGCGGTCTTTATTCATCTCCTCGTATTTCTTCCTGTACTCATTTTGTTCGTTATCCATTGCAGTCATCTTAGCTTTGTACTCAGCTTCCGTAATAAGCGGCGTAGTGAGCGCCTCCTTAACCTTTGCACTCAATTTCTTGGCGGCGGGTGGAGGCACTAAAGCCTTACGTTTCTCCAAAATCGTGTTGTTATTCACTTTAATGGCGTTATTAGCAGTTTCTATCTTCTTATTAATCAAGACTTCTTGTTCGTGGCGCTGAAGGTTTGAAACCTTAATCTTCTCGTCTAGTTGTGCGGTAATAGCCGCAGCTTCTGCTCGTTTGGCCTTAAGCTCAGTCAACTCAGACAGAGTAGTATCGGTTAACAAGCGACGAGCTTCATTAATTTCTTGGAAGGTTTTATCCCTAAATTCATCAAACTTTCTGCTCTCATCAGACAGGGCTTGTTTAGCAGCATGGTATTCGGCCATGCGAGCCTCTTCTTTGAGAGCAAACTCCTGTTTAAGCAACTTCTTCTCCTCATTGGTAGCTAATAAAGCCGCCTGGTAATCAGCCATGAGTTGTCGTTGTTTCTTAGAAGTCTCCTCAATAAGTTGCATTTGCTCAGCACGCTTACGTTCAAACTCTTCTGTTTCTTCGCTGAGTGCTGTTTCTCGCTCCTGCAAACTCCCCAACTCCTCTTCACCTGCTTCATGGACGTCATTTCGCCGAGTTAAATACAAATTAACATCAGCAGTGACTAATTCTATGAGTTTCTGCAACTGTAAACCATCTGGAATACTCTCCATATCCTTATGGTTAGTTTTTAAGTAACCAACAAGAGACGGGGAAAGATGATAACGGTCATCAATGACAACTTTCTCA